CATTACAAAGAAAGATAGCAAAAGAATTTTGGCCAAGTCGAGCAAACGGTAAACCAATCATGGTGATACAGACCAATGGTGGTATGTATCAGGAACAAAGACCATACCTATGGGCAAGAGATATGCCTGTAGTTTTAGCACAGAAATTAGTAGATCGTTATGCAGATGATTATCATATCTTCCAGATTACAAAACCAACCAGTGAAATTCTAGATGGTGTTGAGGCAATCAAAGATCCCATGAGCAACATGGAATTGGTGAGTCTTCTATTACATAGTGATAAAAGAATATTGATTGACAGTTGTATGCAACATGCTGCCGCTGCACTGAAGATGCCATCAGTTGTTCTATGGAATGGCACAAGTCCAAAAGTATTTGGATGGGATATGCACACAAACATACAGGCAAAGAAACCTGCCAAATGTAAGTTACCAAACAGTGTATTGTTTGACTTTGACTTTACTGGTCAGGAAGCAGAGTATCCATATGTAGATGAGGATGATGATATATTTGACTTTGATAAAATTATTGAGGCAGTTGACAAAGAATCATGAATGTAGTTGGACTTTATGGTGCGATTGGTTGGAATGTTTTAATTTCTGACAATCCAAAACTTTTGAAACAATCAGAAGACTCTTGGACACATGGTGCGAGTGTAACTCTCATCAAAGATGGAGAACACTGTGTCAGTATAAGTGAGGAGAGACTGAGTAAGATTAAATATGATGGTAACTTTCCGAGAAAGTCCATAGAGTATTGTTTATCTACTGCAAACTTAGATAAGAATGATATTGATTTAGTCATTGTTCCTTCAATGGCAAATCAACAATTCTATAAGAATTATATTAATAAGACAGTTGAAAAGAAAGTCAGAAGACATTTTCCAAAAGCAAGAGTTGAAATCGCATCTCATCATCTATGCCACGCATACTCCTCTGTGTTCTCCTGTGATTATAATGAAGGATCTTTTGTGACACTTGACAATGCAGGTTCAATTTTGTTCGATACATCAGGTCAGATCTTTGCCTGTGAGAATCATTCCTTTGGATATTTTAACAAGAAGAAAGGATTGTTTAAATATTATCCTGGTATCCCTCAGACAAATAATATAGGAAACTATTATTGGATGTGGGCATATCATATTTACGTGAATAAGATTCAAAAAGATATTCAACTTACAGATCCAAAATATCGTGAGACTTTCTGTGGTAAGGTGATGGGTCTCTCTGCCTATGGTAACATTAAGGAGTTTAAGAAGGATTATAGAACTCATTTTGAAGGTATACCACAGGTTGCACTTGAGTCTTTTCCTGGTCGTGACTTTAACTATGGTAATCTATCACCAGAGAACAAGGCAAAGCAACTTCAATACAACTTTGAAAATGCAATGCTTGAGTACGTAAAAGAATTAAAAGAGAAGGATTATATCAATGATAATCTTTGTCTTGCTGGTGGTGTCTTTCTAAACATCCTTGCTAACTCTGTGTTGCTTAAAAATAATGTAGTAGAGAATATACATATACCACCATTTCCAGACGACACAGGACTATCATTCGGTGCTGCAGCTCTTGGTTTATTTAAAAGTAAAGAGGTTGTAAAATTACCACATAACATTTCTCTTCTTGGTAAGACTTATGATGATACTGAGGTTGAAGATGCACTTGTGGATACAGAATATGAAAAGTATGATGACTTTGAAAAACTCTGTGAAGATGTTGCAAAACATCTTGCAGACAACAAGATTATAGGATGGTTCCAGAACAGATCTGAGTTCGGACCGAGAGCACTTGGTTCAAGATCAATACTCATGAATCCAACTCCGCAGAAGAACAAAGATATGATTAATAAACGTATTAAACATCGTGAGGAATGGAGACCTTTCGCAGGTATCATGCTTGAAGAGTATCAGGAAGAATATTTTATGGATACATATCCGAATGAGTATATGCTTTACTCACTAATAGTAAGACCACATAAGAGGAGAGAGTTAGGTGCGATAACACATAAAGATTTTAGTTGTCGTATACAAACCGTGAATGATCAATTACATCCAGAAGTTACTACACTTTTACAAAAGTATAATGAGAAAACTGGATGTCCTATATTACTCAACACATCATTTAATGACAATGGTCAACCTATCATTGAGACACCAAAGGATGCAGTTGATACCTTTAATAATATAGATTTGGATTATCTAATAATTAATAATTTCTTAATTACTAAAAACAAATAAATAAAATTTTAAGAGACGTATGAACTTTGCAGTTTACTCGAAACCAGGATGTCCATATTGCGAAAAAATAAAAAAAGTTTTGACCTTGACAAACCTCAAGTATGTTGTGTATAATTTAGGAGAACACTTTGATAAAGAATCTTTTTATGAAGAGTTTGGTGAAGGTAGCACCTTTCCACAGGTTGTTGTCGATGGTCAAAAACTAGGAGGTTGTGTTGACTCAATCAAATTCCTCAAAGAAAAAAAAGTTATCAACGTCTGAGCTAAATAGAAGCGATCTCAAAGTCAATCGTGGTGTTGAGCTCATACTTAACAAACCAAAAAAAGGAGGTGTCACTGTGTCTACAGAACTTATCACAATCGTTACACTTCCAATAGCATTTTTACTATTTTCTGTTGGTGCTGTGACTGGTTGGTTGATTAGAGACTACATGATGAACTATCAAGAGATACCAAGACCTCATCCAGAGATGTTTGATGAAAATGGGAACTTAGTTCCTGACGATATTGTCGCATTTAGATTTGAAAATTATGACAGCAACGAAGAAGACGACGACTAAAACTAAAAAACCTAGAACAGTCACCGTCAATAAACCTGTAAGTCTTGACTTACCTAGAAATCCTTTTATCTTTGAGGTATTAGATTTAGTATCAAGGCAAAGGACAAAGGCAAAGAAAATTGAGGTTTTAAAAAGATATGAAGACCCTTCATTAAAAGCAATACTCATATGGAATTTTGATGAAAGTTTAGTTAGTATTCTTCCAGAGGGTGAAGTTCCATACTCAGGATATGATGAACAAAACACATATTCTGGTGGATTGAATGCTAAGATCACTGAAGAAATCAGATCCATGCATACAAAAGGTAGTTTTTCTTTAGGTATTAGTGATAATCAAGGACACACAACCATAAGAAGAGAGTTTAAACACTTCTATCGTTTCATAAGAGGTGGTGATGATGGTTTAAATAATCTTCGTAGAGAATCAATGTTTATTAATATTCTAGAGGGATTGCATCCATTGGAAGCAGAGATTGTGATTCTTTGTAAAGATAAAAGATTGGGTGAAGTATATAAAATTACTCAGGATGTAGTTGCACAAGCGTATCCAGATATTCAGTGGGGTAATAGAGTTTAATGACTAAAACTGTTTGGACTCCAACTGAAAAAGAGTCATTAAAAGAAAAATATGGGTGTGAAATTTTAGTAGAGAGGGCAAAAAAAGACCAACTTTCTAGCACACAATTTCCAACAGATGCTTACATTGTTGAGTATAAGATTGATGATGAAACCATGTATGATTTAACACGAGGAACACAAGTTACTTTGTTTGATATGTATTATGATAAGTTTAAAAGTCAATTAAAATCAATCAACTATGGTAATGGAAACATCAAACCTGCCTTGTGGATGTATCAGAACCCACAAGCACCCAAAAAGAAAAAGCGAAGGTAAATTCCATAATAGGGCAAAAAAAATTCCCGAAAATTTTTGAACCCTTAAGATTTTATAAAATTGTAACAGAAATTACAAAACTTCTTGACTATATAGTGTGGGTATGCTAACATACCTTTACGTTCATCCAAATGATAGAACTCACACTACTGGCATCACTGCTTTCTGAACACAATGCTTCCCATTGGGAAATGTCTTGTTTAGAATGGAATCAAAACAGAATTGAGATACTTAGTGATAGGAATCTTAACTCTGACGCTCACGAGTATCTTATAGATTACTTGAGAACTAAGGTGTCAGACGATTGTGATGCTTATATCATCGGACGCAAGTAAGCCGACTCGGAACGGATTCGTTCATCCTTATGTATCAACTTCTTCTCAGTTTAATAGTGATTGGAGCACCACTTGATTGTGAGCAAGCTTCTGAACTAATAGACTCTGCAAGAAATAACCCTGATAAATCTGAGCAATTGGAAATAACAAGGGTTGTGGTGGCACATACTGATCCTATGTGTTTTAAATCTAAGGACGCAAAAGCCGACTGAAGGAACGGGAGTAAAAACCCCTACTACTTACAGGAGAAACCAAATGGCACAAGTCACAT